AAAAGAGCGGCGTTTCACGATCCTCTCAAGATACTCGAAGCCGCCATGGGCGGCGCGGGCAAGCCAAACGTAGTCATGGGATTATTGGATTATTATATCCGCTTGGAAGTCTGAAAATGGGCGTTGATTTTGCGACAATTGATTATTTGCCGAACTTCAATTTGTGGTCGCGGCCGATCGTGGTCACGCCGGTCGTCTCGCAGCCTGGCGTCGTCGGCTACATGGCACGCGGCATTTACGACACCGCGGAAATCGACGTCCAGGCCGAGGATGGCTCGGTCATCACCGATCACCGCACCATGCTCGATATTCTTGAATCCGAGTTCGGCGTGCTGCCGGTGCAGGGCGACATTGTGAGCATCGGATATGACCCGAGCGCCAACGATCCAGCGCTAGGCAATTTCGAGATCATCAACGTGTGGCACGACGGCGCCGGCGAGACGTCGCTCCAGCTGCGCAAGATCATGACGGTGCCGTGAGCTATGTCATTTGAAATCAACCTTCCGAATGTCGATGAATTCGTTACGCGCATCGGCAAGATGATGGGACAAATCAATTACTTTGCGAACGTCGAGATGCGGCAGGAATTCAACGCATGGCAGACGCAAGACCTGCATCGCAAGAAGGCGTCGACCAAAGGCTCGAAATGGCGCCGGCATCAGAAGCGCGTGACAACGATCATCCGGCCGCATTCGTTTTATGAGACGACTCGTTCGCAAGCCTACCAGTCGAAGCTCAAGCGCAGGCTGCGCCGCCGTAAGAAGCCGCTGAACGAATTCATCCGGCTGCGCACCTCAACGCGGCCGATCCTGCGGCAGAGCATCTATGACCTGCTGCCGCCGCGAATGGAAGATGCGCTGCGCGAAACGATAGTTTGGAAAGAATGATCCCCAACGTCATCCACGGTAAAATCTTCATCGAGATGTAGATGGGCATATTCGCTGACGGCGTCGCCGAAGCGGCGGTGGCGCTCGATGCGCCGGGCGTGGCCGCAAGAATAACCGCGGGCGCCCTCGCAGAGAGTGCTTCGGCCGCGGATATTTGGAGCGCGGTTGGCGGAAGGTCTCTGATCTCGCTCTTTGAGGCCGCCTCGGCCGCGGATGTTTTAAGCGCAATCGGAGGGACAACTCAGCTTTTCATTGCCGAGGCGGCTTCGGCGATAGATGTATCAGGCGCAATCGGAGGAATATCTCCCGCTGCGCTCGTCGAGCCGGTTTCTGCCGCGGACCAGATCAGTGCGACGCTTGCGAGCATCGCATCGGTCAGTGAAGCAGCCAGAGCAGCCGATACTCTCAGCACGCTCGGCGCGCTGCCGCCCGGCATCACGCAGACTCAATCATTCAGTTGGGTGTTGCGCGAGGCAATGATTGCACAGCTGCGGCCGTTGTTTCCTGGTTATACGGTCCGTCGCAATAATGCCAAGCCGATCGAGGCTGCGTGGCAGTTGCCTGTTCTCGGCGTTTATTTGCTCTCCGAGCGAATGACGCCGCTCGGAGATTGGAACGCCGGTTCGATCCGTTTCTACCATGAGGCCCAATTTGGGTTTCAGGTCATCGTTGCGAACAATGATAGCGATGCCGCGCAGCGGACATTGGACGCCTGCTGGTGGCTGCTGATGACCGGGTTATGGGCGAATGACGACCTGACAAATCTGATCGGCGTGCAAACGGCGGATAATACCAGGATCGAAGGCGTTACGCTGGCCAACAGGCGTTTTGTCTTCGGCACGGTCGGGAAGAACAACGAAACGCCGGTCGCCGAATTGCAATACGAAGCGACCTGCAAATTCGGCTCGCTGTGGGCTCCCGTACCTCAAGACGATCTTCTCCGGATGGTCTCGACGGTCATTCCCAGCGGCTTCGATCCGAGCAAGACCCAAACCATCACCGTCGAATACGACTTCACAGCATCAGGCTGAAGGAGAGAGCAAATGGCAGAAACATTCACACGCGCCTCCCCGGCGCCAATCCCGCGGAGCTTTACGCGCAATGAGCGCGACCAAGCCCGCTACCGCGCGGTCGCCAAGACGATGGCCATCCCGCGCGCCCGTGTCGAGCCGACCAGCGAGAAATTGCGCATCCTCAAGCATCCAAACGGCGCCCGGTTCTATGCGACCGGCTCGTCCGAATGGCCGCTCGACACATTCACGAACCGGCGGCTTAGGGACGGCGATATCAGGATCGTCGGGCAGGATCAGGCTTTATCGACGTAGCGGCCATGGCGGTAGTTGGCGTTGCGCTTGGCGCGCCGGCCACCGCTCGCTTTGGTAATCGTCAAGCGTGCAACAGCAAAGGAGGCTCCCGTGCCCATCAGCTTCAGTGATATTCCTTCGACGTGGCGCGTGCCGCTGTACTGGGTGAACTAAATAGTTTGGCCCCCTTACCGAGTAATTGGTATTGAATAAATCCGGGTGAATTCAGGAAATCTCCAGATCGGACAATCCTGAGCCAAGCCGCCGAAAAGCGGAAGGTGCAACGACCAGAGCGAAAGCTCGTAGAACCAAGCGGTTCGAAGCGCCCGGCCCCTCTGTTCATGGAGGGTGATGAGATGGCCTCCTCTACATAGGAATATGTAGCAGCCTGAAAAGGCGGTGACGAGTTAGCGCCTCGTCGCGAAGATTTGGCGAAGTCGACCCCTCAATGGCAGGTCTGCCCACGCTCGGATTGCCGGCGCTTCTTGTCGGCATTTCGACGATGGGGACCGGCGGCGCGGCTATGGATGTGCCGATCATTGTCGGGAGCCAGGCGCAGGCTGATGCGAGCTTTGGCATGGGCTCGCAGTTATCGCGAATGTTCAAATCGTTCTTCGCGAACAACTGGGCTAACCAAGTATATGGTTTGCCGGTTGCGCCTGGAGTTGGGGCAGTTGCGGCCTCGGCGAGCATTGTGATAACCACGCCGCCGACTGCGCCGGGGACCATTGATCTGTATATTGGCGGCGAGCATGTTCAGTGCAATGTGGCGCCGACCGATACTACGATCATCATCGCTCAAAACCTGGCTGAGGAGATCAACGACGTCATCGACATAGCGGTTATTGCCGACGGCACGACGACGCCAAGCTCGGTCAAGATAACTTGCAACTGGGCTGGCCTCAGCGGGAACGATATCACGCTGGTGATGAATTATTACGGAACGGTCGGCGGTGAGATCACGCCTCCCGGGCTTGTGATGACGGTGCCGGCGACGCTGACGGGCGGCTCGGGCTCGCCGCTCTTCACGAATGCCATCTCGAATCTGGGCGAGCAGAACTTCGAATATGTGGCTTTGCCGCTGACTGATGCGGTGACGCTCAATGCCTGGGAAACCGAGTATGGTTTTGCAGATACTGGGAGGTGGGGGTGGCAGAGGCAGCTCTACGGGCATTTATTTGCGGCGCATCGCGACACTTATTCAATGCTCGTGACGTTCGGCCAGTCGCGGAATTCGGGCGTGACGTCGATCATGGCGGTCGAGCCCGCGAGTCCGTCGCCGACATTCGAGTGGTCCGCGGCCTATGCGGCGAAGGCGCAGCGGAGCTTGACGAATGATCCGGCGCGGCCACTTCAGACGTTGAGCTTGAATCAGATCAAGCTTGCACCGCTTCAGCAGCGGTTCAACACGCCTGAGATAAATACTCTCGCAGGGAGCGGCCTGGCGACACAGAAAGCCGGTTCCGATAACCAGCCGATGATCTCGCGAGAAACGACGACTTACCAGCTAAACCTCTATGGAAACTCAGATACTGCGTATGAGCTAGTAACGACGCTGGCGACGCTGGCCAAGCTGATACGTAATCAGAAGGCGGCGATCACGACGAAATTCCCGCGAGTGAAACTCGCCAACGACGGCACGCGGTTTGGGCCGGGGCAGGCCATCGTTACGCCAAGTGTTATTAAGAGCGAGTTAATCGCTGAGTACGAGGCGGATATGTACAACGGCCTTACGGAGAACATTTCAGCATTTGAACAGAATCTCCTTGTCGAACGGGACCCAAACGACCCCAATAGGGTTAATGTACTGTATCCTCCCGATCTTATAAACCAGCTACGCGTTTTTGCGGTGCTGGCGCAATTCAGACTTCAATACAATGCCAATACTGACCCAATAGCAGGGGCTAATATTGGCGTGACCGGCATTATTCCGGCTGGCGGCATTCCGGCATAATTGGCTGGTGCCTGTCAAGGACTAACTCCCCCCCCCAAAAAAATGAGGACGATGGATCATGGCGGCTACACAGATGATCGCTGGAATTGCGACGCTGCAGGTGGATGGCGCGCAGATAGCGTTGCGCGGCAACTTCACTGTCTCGCATTCGCTGGTCGAGCGG